TCAGTGTTCATGCTCAGAATACTACTGTTGTTTTTATGCTTGTCTAGTAGGGTTTATCCTAGTATAAAAAGATAAAAAGGTGTGGCACATTAGTGATGTGGGCAGTAAAAAACCCACATTTAATAAACCTACAGGAGTGAATATGAAGTCATTGTTTGAACAGTACAGAGAGCAATTCTCTGACATCCTATATTGCTGTTATTGCCTTGAACCAAAGGGCGAAAGTTACAGTTGTTGCCAAGAAAACCACTTTATCGAGTTTAAAGACTTAGATATTGAGGAACAAAAAGAAATCATCAATGCTGAGTTAGATGAAAATCAAAGGAGTTAATATGTCAATAGAAGCGTTACTAAAAAAAGATGTCAATTCTCATACAGAGAAGAAAAACAACCTGACCTACCTGTCATGGGCATGGGCATGGGCAGAGGCTCTCAAAGCTGATCCTACCGCTACCTACAAGGTAGAGATGTTTGGCGACAAGTGTTTCATGGAAATCAATGGCACGGCAATGGTGTTCGTTACCGCCACCATGTTTGGCAAACCAATGACTTGCCAATTGCCTGTGATGGACTACAGAAACAAGGCCATCCCCAATCCTGATGCTTTTGCGGTCAACACAGCCATAATGCGGTGCATGACAAAGGCTCTGAGTCTGCATGGCTTGGGTCTTTATATCTATGCGGGTGAAGACCTACCAGAAGAGGGCAGATCAGTAGTGATTACGCCTACTCAGGGTGCAATGGATAATATTCCTCAAGAGGAAATACAGTACTTGCAAGAGATGGCAGTTGAATTGATTGCCATGTGTGAGCAAGGTGACCCCAAGGCAGCTTGGGATAAGTTGGAAGGAGAGAACCTTGATGCAGAACAAAAGATTGCATTGTGGACACTCCTTCCTAGTAAAGTGCGTTCAGCGTTAAAGAAAGCAAAGGAAATCTAAATGGAAAAGCGTGATAACTCAGGCGTTTTGTTCAAAAACGACAAAAAGGAATCAGAAAAGCACCCTGATTACAAAGGAAACATAACAGTCAATGGTCAAGACTACTGGTTGTCAGCATGGATCAAAGAGGGCAAAAGCGGTAAGTTCATGGGTTTGGCTCTGTCTCCCAAGGATGAAGCACCATTACGAGCGCCAGCCGCCAAGCCTAAGTTTGATGACCTAGATATGCCCTTTTGAGTTAATATAAACCTGAGGGGGGAGCTGTGCAAAGACTTTTTCAGGCTTGCGGACGAGCAGTTTTCCCCTCACCCAATAGGAGTTAATAAATGAATGATATTTTTGGCAACATGAAGCAGTCGATGGAGAGATTCTTTGGAACGCCAGCGTTTAAACTGGTCAGAAACCAAGACCCCACAACGAGCCATCAGGCGGCTCAAGGGGTTGATAGCACCAAGCTAGAACAGTTGGTCTATGAGGCGATTAAGAGCTTCCCTGATGGGTGTATCTCAGATGAGATACTGGAGATGTACCCAAACTACCCATATTCCTCAATAACAGCACGGTATCGTGCTTTGTTAGACAAGGGATTCATTGAAGTATCAGGTGTCAAACGTGGCAAATTTGGCAGAAATCAACGAATTATGAAAGCTAAATAATGCTAGAAAAACCACCTTATTCCAAGATCAGTTATCCCTCTGTGCCAAACAAGGATTTTAAATGGTCTACAGGATCAGATGTTCAGGCTATTTGGAGAAAGCATGGATGGACTCCACCCTCAGAGAAGATGTTGCCACCACCACCCGAGAAGTATCAAGAACCTTTAAGGAGAGTAAGATGAGTTACGCTGATATTGAAATTCGCATAATCCAATGGGCAGAAGCCCGAAAGATTATTCCTAATAGCAACCCAGAGTCTCAGCTACTTAAAGCAGTTTCTGAAATAGGAGAACTAGCAGATGCCACGATTAAAAAAGACAGAGAAGCTATTGTGGATTCTGTTGGTGATGTCATGGTCTGCCTTATCAATTACTGCGCTCTTCAGGACATCAATCTGGTAGACTGCATGGAAGTTGCATACGATCAGATTAAGAATCGGAAAGGCACACTATTGCCTAACGGAGTCTTTCAGAAGGAGATATGACCATGAAATTTGAAATGGAATTTGGGATTTTTAACGACAAGTTAGTTCTTGAAACCAGTGACTTTGACATCATAAAAATATTCCAAGAGTTTGTTATGTTCCAAGAAGCTCATGGATGGGCGGTTAAATATGAGGCAGTTTACTGTGAAGAAGATGCAGAAGAAGAACTGTAGCCTATAAGCTACTTAGCCAACAGATAAAGCCCCACATTGCTAAAGGCGTACCCTGCGTACACGATAGCCATGTGAGGGTTGTCTTTCAATAGCTGTTCACCAGCAATATAGGCGTAGATTGCCCCTGTCAGAATGATTAGCCAGGCACTCAAAATGCACCTACATCAATCACTTCACCCCTAAACTGAACCATGTCCTCATCAAATTTATGGACGAGTTCAGGCCATAAAAGCTGACCATTAAAGAAGTTTAACACCGCAAAGCCCGATCTGTGATTGCTTGGGTTTATTTCAGCATAAGTAAATTGCGGCCCATCTGTCTCAGCCAATGTCCCTGTATCCACCCCGTACCGAACCCCGTTGTAGTCGCTAAAAGGGGTCACTTTTAGGCTATGCAGATGCCCCGTGACCACCGAGACCCCCGCATTCACAGTATTGTTGTGAGTGGCATGGACTCCACCCTTATATCGGTGCTTGATAATCACACTCTCAGTAGGCCATACTGCCCAACAGAAGTCCCAATCTGGGATATGGTCTGTCAGCTTAAACCCTAGAACCTCTTTAAATTGTGGTGCGTGTTGCGCTAATCTATTGCCAAACCGAATATCGTGATTACCCCATGTAAACAAGAGCTTTACATTGTGTCTGGCAGCTTTGGCGACCTCTTCTATCTCACCTAGCGCACCCTGACAGGCTTTTAGTTCTTGAATGACAGAAGTCTGTGGTTGGTCGGTTACATCATGGCGAGATATAGAAGCCCCATCGAAAGCATCCCCGTTACATATCACCGCCTTGGGTTTGAACTGTTCTATAGCCCATAGAAGCCCTTTAAAGGCAGTTGTACGTTGACCAGGTATGAAGTGGGCATCTGAGAACACAATTACACACCCGTCCAGCATCCCAAGTTCTATTTGTTTTAAAGGAGAAAAAGATTTAGGCTTGTTTTTATCGTATTTAACACCACGATGGTCAATTGCGGGAAGTGCCATGTTGTATTGTTTTTCAATCCATCTTCTGCGAAGATGAGTTGCTCTAACACTTATTCCAAGATGCTCTGCTACTCTTGTTGCAGATTGAAGTTGACCCCATAGTTGGATAAACTCGGTATCAGTACACGTTTCGTTATGTCCACTCATCAGGAATCCTTAGATAATAACTTTTCTAGTAGATTGATGACCCTATGTTCTTGCATTTCAACCTCATCTTGAGATGATTTTGGGTCTTGTGCCACAGTCATTAAATCGTGCAGAAACACATGAAGCAACTCATGTAAAGCAGTCTGATCCAGAGACTCAGGTGTGATCTTCTCAGCACCAAAGTCACCTAATCTGTAAGTAGCCAACCTAGCGGCAGAATTAAACTCCACAGAAGCCATAGCAGCCTTTGCCGCTTTGCTTCCCTTCTCTATTCTCCAATCACACAAACTCAAAATTTGCTGCCATTTTCTGACACTTTGTGCAAACAGTTTTACATCATCTGGCGTAGGAATGTTAGGCATTTCAACACCTTATAGCGTTATTATGACATTTTAATTTAAGATAGAAACAAAGCCACTTCTGCTTTGCGTCTTTTGACAAGCCCTGAAACCTCTTTATTGCCCGCTTTTGTCCACGACATGAAGGCTTCTGAAGCACCCGTCCAATCCTCACGATTGACCTTCATGCGAATGGTAGAACGCTGATAATTTCCAAGCCCTGCGTTGTAGGCAAAAGAGACAACAGCGTCAAATTTGCTTTGATGACTAACAAGATTAGGGCTAAGTCGAAGAACACCACGCTCAAAAGAATTGATGTCCACCTTGAATAAATCGACCAGTTCCTCTTTTGACCATACACGATTATCTTCCCCCTTGAGTTGGTAATCAGACCTGATAAGCCCCGTATAACCCTCTTTTCGGACGTTTGGGAGGTTAAGTTGGTCAGCGTACATAGCGTGACCCCATCCAACAGTCCAAATAGCCGCAGAACAGCGATAAGGCTTGTTCCTGTAGCCTTCAAAGAAGTGCATCAGGTGTTCGCCTTCTTTGCTGATCTTCATTTCTTGCTCCAACCTCTTGAGCCGAACCAAAATCCTATAATTCCACCCAACATTGCCATCTCATCTGTAGAGAAAATAATGTCTGACAAGCGAATCAAATCATCCATGCTCATCACCAAACTAGGGCGAGAGTAGATGTAGTAGGCAATCCAAGCATTGATGGCACATAACTCAAACACAAAGATATAAGTTACTGTAGGTCTTACAGTACCGACATAGTTAGCAACCCATTGAGAAGCCTTCTCTAAGACCTTCTCATCGTGTTTTAGAGCCGCCTCAGTCATCTGTGCTTCAGACTGCATGGCAATTTGGTCTGTCCTGATTTCCTCCATGCGCTCTTGGGCAGCAAAGCCTTGAGCCATCATCTGTAGTTGCATCTGAACTTGGATATTAGCCAAGGCTAGTTCATGCTTTTGGTCTGCTTTATTCTGAAAGAAGTCTAGTAGTTTTGGTAAACCAGAGATAAGCAAACCGCCAAGTGTTGAGAATAGAGAAAGCATTATCAGTCCTTACATTTATATTTATCGTCACCTTGCATGAGTTTTACCCCAGACAAAAAGCCAATCATACCGCCCACAATCGTCTGAAATGCAGGGCCAATGAGACTGAAAATTGAAGCATTATCAACCTCTTTCGCCCACAATCCAACTAGAAATGCACCAACCATTGCCAACATACAAAGGCATAAAGTTGTTGAAACAATCATCGTCACATAAAAAGTCAATTTCTCTTTAGTGTCTGAAATCGGTTTGCGTAAAGTACGTGTCGGTCTATTCATACATAAACATCCAGTTTGCGGTTAGTGAATATCTCAAGCCTTATCTCTTGTTGCTCTGCTTTCTTACAGTACAACTCAAACAGTAAATCATCTAACTTTTCTTCTGCTTTGGCAGCCTTGACAATTGCTCTATATTCTTCTTGGTGCTTCTCAATTCGTCTTTGAGTGCCATCAGTTTTCTGAGGGTAACCAGTAGCATCAACAATGGGAAACCACCTGATTTTGTCAATCATTTCTTTTCCCTCTCAAGTGCGTTCTTATAAGCAATAATTACTTTATGTCTTAACTCTGCACTATCAGCAGAACCCGCCCATTCTGATAAATTATTCCAAATTACAACCATGTCGGTACTTTTGCATAAGTACTGATGATTTGTAAGCCAAGCAGACATTTGCTGATGACGTTCTGAAGGGTTATGAATTGTGTAAGCTATCCCATAAAACTCACGCACACTACATAGGTCTTTGCCTGTAGATTGAAGCGCTAAAGTTAAAACAAGTGCTACTAGCCATCTCACGGATACGCCCAAATAATGATGTAACTACAAAAGACAACAAAGCAAGTAACACAGACTGCCGCAACAAATGCTTCGGCAAAGTCTCTCATCACTCTTCAGTCATTGGTTGAACAGCACCACGAGCAGCGCCAGTAGTAATATCTTGAATTGCATCACGACCCCAATCGATGCCAAACTTCTTACCAATCCTGATAGCCTCTTGAATCTTATCTTGGTCAAAAGTGCCATTCTTTTGCTGAAGTGCCGAGAACACTTTTACTGCATCAGTAGGGTTTAGCAATAAGGTCTTGAGCTTTTCTTCTGTTGCCGCAGATGCCTTGTTTGCCCAGAACTTACTCATCAATGAGCTAATGGCATAGAAAGGCCCAGAAACAGGATTTGTAAAGCGTGAGATAACTTGCTCTGGAGGAATGCCAACAGCACTCTCAAATGGTGTTTTAGGTACTGTTTCAACCTTAAACGGCACATTGGTTAAGTCTCTGTTAAGTCTGCCAGAAACCAAAGCAAAGTCTTGAATCTTCTGAGCGTATGTTGGCCCAAACACTCTGTTAAAAACAGCCGCTTTTGTGCGGTCATTGAGCGTTGCAACTGGATCACCCGCACGAACAATGTCATCCAACATGAAAGAACGAGCCGCATTTACTGCATCCTTGTTCGCCCCATACTGTTGCATAAACTTGTTTGTAAAGTTCACATCACCATACATTCTAGAAACCAACTCTTGTGGACTTTTAAAACCACCAGAACTAACGATTTGGTCACCAGCAACCTTCTTAAAGGCGGCATCCAAACGATTTCTTTCTGCAATAAGGGCAGTAACATTGTTTGAAGCAGTACGAAGCTCATCCTCTAAGCCTGGCACTAAAGACATACCACCCTGATTCTTAGCTAACCATTTATTAGCCGCTTTGGGGTCTATAACATCGTTCTTGAGAGCCGCACGACTAAAACTGTCGTAGAAGGCATCTCTTGCCACACGAATACCATCTTCGCCTGTAGCCTTGATAAAGTCATCAACATTAGACTTGTTACCAATAATTGCAGGAGCAATCTGCTCAACAAACTTCTTGCGGTCAACAGCTTTCAATGTCTCAGAGTTGAATGGCAGACCAACTTTTTGGAAGTAAGAAGCATCAGCATTGCGATAAGCCTGAACAAAGTCAGGATCAAGGTTATCAATGTGTCCACCAACACGAGCCTTCAATTCAGACAATAGGCGAATATCAGCGGGTTCGCTTGTTTTACGCAATTGCTTATTGATTTCTCGCTTGAGAGAGTCCAAATCTTCTACTGTTGCGGCAGAAAACTTGATTCCACCTTCGGTCATTGGCTTGCCTTCTGCGGTCAGAATAGGGCTTGGTGCTACTTCTGTAGGACGGAACTTTGCACGAACACGATTGTAGATAGATGGGAAAGTCTTAAAGATATCAGATGCTTGCTCACCCGCAACAAAGTTGAAGATGTCGTCAACAGAACCAGCAGGTAATTCAACCTTTTTCTGTTTGGCAATGTCAAAAGCCTCGGTATAAAGTGGCTTAACCAATTGATAAGCGGCATCTTCTTTGGCGGCAACAAGTGTAGAAACACGTTGACCAAACACATTGGGGTCAAGAGTTGCATCTTTGTAAGTATCTGCAATCTGCTCATCAATAGTGCGAGTCCTGCGGGCTTGTGGTTTAGCCAAGTCAAGCGGAGAGATATTTACACTAACTTTAGATGGGTCACCAAACAAACGAACCTGACTAGCAGCCAAAGCCTGTTTTGCTTGCTCAAACTGATTGCCATACTGCGCTCTAAAAACAGGGTCTTTAGCCGACAAACTTTGAATCAACTGATTGACAACAGGATTGTCTGCCAACAAAGAACTCACAGGCATCTGTATTGGCGCACCACCAGGCGTCTTCAATGAAAGATTTTGTTGTGCTTTGGCGGCTTTAGTGATCGTATCCATGATTGTTGGATCAGCAGAACCTGCGGCAATAAAGATATTGCTAATGCGATTGTCTACATCTCTAAGTAATTCATCTTCAGGAACAGTTCCACGAACCTTATTCCATTGAGAAGCGGCAGCATCAAATGCTTTGCCAGCCAAAGGAACTGTTTTTAATGTTGTTCCTAAAGCGTAAGAACCACCGCCACCACCTGCAATACTGCCAACAATCCTGCCAGTAGTAGGAGCGCCCATCTTTTCACCAATATATTCACCCGCTTGACCACCCGCTTCAGCAGTAGAACCAATAACTTGTTGTTCAGCAGGACGCATTAGTGTTTGACCAAACAAACCCATGCGCCTTGTAGCGGCTAATGCTGGGAATAGATAACTATATGGAGAGGTGACTGCTTCTGTACCTTCGGCTGCAATCTTTTGCATACCACCTTGAGGCTCTGCACCAGTAGTTCCTAAAGTCTCCATGACACTCTTGTAAACAGGTTGACGACCTGCTTGAAATGTCTCAACAATTCCACCTTGTGTTGGTGCGGGAGCAACAGTACCTCCAGAAGCCCTCATGCCCATCGTTAAGGGATTAACACCAGTACGCTCTAAAGCAGAAAATAACAAATTAGCAAGACCTGAAGTAGTACCTGCAAAACTTGCAACACCTTTTCGTGCGGCTTCAGCCATCACAGCACCCGTAGAAGGTGCTTCAGGCTTTTCTCCTGCCAACATTTTTAATGTTTGGTCAGAAAGAGCCGCAATGTTGCCAGTAGAAAGTGCCTCTAACTCTGCATCAGACAAGGCGTTAAGGTCTAATTTGCTCATTTTTTACCTTCTTGACGTTGTTTCAACAAAGCACGAGCTTGTGCCGCATAGTCTCCAGAGATTGATGTTTCTTTTACTGCCTCAAATTCTGGGAATCTAAGAGCCATATCTACACGAGTTTTGTCATATCCTGGTGTGCTATATGCAATATCTCTCTGAACATTGATTTCTCTATTGGCTTTATTTGTAGAAACTTTTTTAACCGCTTGCAAAGTATTCTTAATAAGATTTTGTGTTTCTAATGTTGGAGTACCAGTAAATAAAGTAGACGTAGAATCTAATAGTTTGCCAAACAATGATGGATCACCACCTGCTTGCTCAACATCACGCCTACTAAGTTGACTATCTCCGAGAGCTTTTGCCAATTGAACACGAGCCGCATTAAATGAAACAAAGTTATTTTTTGTAATTGAATCATTGATGGCTTCTAATGCTTGATCTGCTGCATTTACAGACTCAATCTGTGGTGCAATTGTTTTTTGCACTTTTGCTCTAAATTCTGGAATATCAGCGAACTCTTTTTGACCAGGCATTACATTGGTCAATTTAGCAGCGCCTTTTTCAGCTTTCTTACCTTGCTCTTCTTCAACACGCTTGTTTACAATTGCACGTTCAGCAGTAGTTAATTGAGCAAATGATTTGTCATATAATTCGGCAGATACTGACTCTCTGTCTGTTCCAAAACGTGCGTCTTTTTCAGCTTTTGGCTCGACTTGTTCTCTCAATGACTTGGCATAAGCAGTGTTGTACTCAATAGAACCTTCTGGGCCAGATAATTCTGCTACTGATCTTGCCAAACGAACTTTCTCAGGATCGGCTTGAACACGCTCACGTTTTGATGCCGCCTCAGATGCCAATGCAGCCGCTAGTCTCTGTTTCGTTTGAGCCATACTCTCTTGTGCTTGACGACCATATTGAGCCAAAGCCATAGCACCTTGTTGGTCACCAGCTTGTGCCAACATCTGTGCGCCTTTGATAATTGACTCAGGATCAGATTGGTCTAGTTGACTCATAATCTGTTGACGAACGCTAATCATCTTTAGTTGTGGGTCTTCTACACCCAAAGCACCCGCAATAGCACCACCAAGACCCCTAGCACCCGCATAGGTCATTGCTGCACCAGCTGCCTCTGGGCTTAATTGGGCTAATCTAATGCCTTCTGCTAAAGCACTTGTTCTTTGTTGCTCACCATACATTTGTGGAGTCAAACCAAACAGACCCGCTACAATATTTTCTGCCATGATGAATCCTTACAAATATAAACCGAGGTCTTGGCTACCATAATAGCTACCAGTACCAAATGTTGTTGCTGGTGCGCTCAAGGCTGTAGTAGGTGGTACACCAGACAATGCACCCGTCAAAGCCTGTCCAACCATAGGATTAGAAGCTACACCATATAAAGCTGAAGCGTATGGGTTTCTAGTTGCTGCTGCACCAGTAGCCAAGTCTACGCTTTGACCCGCACCTAATAAGCCAAAACGAGCCACATTAGCACCTGCGGTAGCACTTTGTTGAGCAAGGTTTGCACCCATTGTCAAAGGTTGTTGTGCCAATTGCTCTAGGTTTGTAAATTGACCCAAGGCAGTTGTGTAAGGCGCATAAGCCGCTTGTTGACCTGCGTAATACTGACCCATAGTTTGTGCGCCAGTACCTAACAGACCCGCACCAAATGCAACCTGTTGTTGACCTGCTTGTTGAGCCTGTGCCGCCAGTTGAGCCTCTTGAGTAGCACGAGCGTTATACAAAGCCTGTAGTTCAGGAGTTGTATCACCCAAAGTACCACCTTGAGCAACTGCCAAACCACCACGACCTTGTTGTTGCAGTTTGTTTTGCAGATTAGCAAGTTCCAACTCTCTACCTGGTTGCAACAAAGACATCTGCTGATTGAGATAGTTCTGTGCAACAGCTTCAGGTGACTGAGCCAAATACTGATTACCAAGACCAAACAATCTTTGTGCGCCTGTTTGCAAAGGAGCAAATTGAGCTTGTGCCGCTTCTGCTTGTGCTAAACCTTGATTGCCTAAAGCAACCAAACGATTTTGTGCTTCCAAAACACCTGGGCTTGCGGTATATCCTGCGCTTACTAATTGACCAGTTACTGGATCAAGTTTGAACTCAGAAGTACCGAAACGAGTGGTCATTCCTACTGGACGAAATGCCGCAGATTGTTTAGCGGCAGCAGTCTCAGTCTCAATCATTGCCCTTGCTTTATCAGCCGCTTCTTTAGAAGTCTGTTGTTGTAGAAGACCCGCAGCAGTTTGTGCGCCACTTGTAAGCAAGCCCGAATATTGAGCCGCAGTTAAACCCAATTTAGCCGCATCAGCAATCTGTGAAGCAGTAAGTGCGGTTGTCGCAGTAGTTGCCGCATTGCCTGTCAAAAGACCTGTTGCCGCAGTAGCACCCGCAGTAGCAGTAGCTACTTCTGCCGCTGTATATCCCGCTGCCGCTAACTGAGAGGATGAAAAACCAAGTCCTGCCGCCTCTGTTGCAGTTAAACCAAGACCTGCCGCCTCTGTAGCTGTAAGAGCAGAAGCACCCGATCCAAATATTCCAGAAAGTGCTTCAGGGCCAGTAAGTCCAATTACTGCACCCGCAACAAGTGCGGCTTTAACTAAGTCTTTTTTCAGAGTGCTAGAAGACGCACCTTCTGTGTAGAAGATTGGCTTTCCAGCTTCTGTGAACTGAACTCCAAAACCAGTATTACCAGCACCTTCGTATGAACCAGACCAGAGATTTCCTTTAGTTCTTTCGCCATAACCAGAAACAAGTTTTTCACCAGTTTCTTTATTGATGATGCCTAGAAAACTTTTTCCTACTTGTGAAATATCTGTAATACCGCTTTTAGCAAGATCATCTGCCATGTAACGGGCGGCAGTCTCAGGCTTGACATCACCCTTCCAAGTACCAGTTGTGTTCTGAGCTAAGATTTGTTTTGCTAGTTTATCAACATTGGTAGAATTATAGGTAAACGCACTAATGTTCTTAATTACTCGATCTCTACTAATTCCATAGGCTTGAGCAGCAGAAATAATGTCTTTAATTGAAGCATAAGGATCAAGATAACTCAGGTCTTGCAGAGCCTTTTTAACTTCAGCGTCTGTATATGTCTTTACTTGGTTGGTCAAAGATAAGTTTTGACCTTGAGTAAGTAAACCTGTATTGGTTGTTGGAGTAGTAATTACTGGCGTAGTAACAGTAGTTCCACCTGTAGAACCCAATGACGCATAAGCAGCATTGATTTGATCTGGAGTTAGTCCATAGGTGCTTTGGGCATAAGCAGACAAAGCCTCTCTTGACGTGCCTGGTCTTGCCGCCAACTCAGCCGCTAGAGCCGCATTGATTTCTGCTTGTGTAGCCATGATATTTTCCTTTATGCGTTACGAGCCGCTTCAGCCGCAGCCTGTGCCGCTTGATAAGCCGCAATAACTTCAGCAGTCCAGACTGTATTGCAGATTGCAACAACATTAGCGGGGACTCCAGTTAAGTCTTGTGCGGGTGTGAGGCTTGAACGATGGTAGGTTTGGCTGATTTGATTGCCATCTTCCATGATGCGAGTGGCTTCACGATAGAGAACTGAGCCATTTTCATTTACTGTAATTTGGTCGATTACTGTTTCTTTGGTAAGTGACATTTTGATTTCCTTTTAAGTTAAGTTTCCGTCTGCATCAATCCAATGCAAATAATTAAACACGATAAGAAATATTAAAAATTATTGCACCATCATTACTCCATTCAGTTGCTTGCATTTGACTTGTACCACTAGCTAAATCCCATAACATTAAAAGAAAATATGAGCTGTTTATTGGTACATAAGCAGAAACAACTTGATTTGCCGTAATATTTAAATTTTCTCCGTAACCCAAAGCGGCTCCTGAATAATTTGCATTTCCAGATGCACTTTGAAAAGGAAGTCCTGTTATTCGCACGTTTCCCGAAACTGAACCTAACGAATCTGTAGAAATATAGCCACACACAGTTACAAAATTACCAATTTTTGTGTAGCTTCCAGTTGTTCTGCTTGCAGTCATTGTTGCGTTATTAGTGCCATCGCTCAATACAGCAGTCCAACTACCTTCTTCATAGTCATCTAGCGTATTAGCGTCTGTTGATGCTGATTGAGTTGCGGGGAATGTTATGCCTTGTGAAACTTGGAAATTACAACCGCCGCTTTGGGCAGATGTTGGGCCAACCAATACCTGACCAGTCTGCGTAATCACCATTGATTTGTTGGAATCCCAATTTGAAAGTGCGCCACCCGCAGTTCCAACAGCGTTTGAATAGTGGAAAGTTACTTCGCCATCATTTTGTGCGCCAATCCGAATTGCGGCTGCTCGTGCTGCTGTGATGTATTTCCAAGTTGAATCATAAACAGCATTTTGAGACAACATTAGTTGTCCATTAACTACATTCTGTAGTAATACGTTTGAGCCTAATTGATATGATTTTCCTGTACTTGCTACTACAGAAGTTGAACCAACAGCTACATTTCCTGTGTTGTAGTAAATATCAGAACCAGTAGTTGTCCATTGGCTTGAGCCACCACCCGCAGTAGCCCATGACAACGTGCCAGAGCCATTGGTTGACAATACTTGGTTGCTTGTTCCATCAGCACTTGGGAGTGTCCAAGTTACATTGGCAGAGATAGTATCTGGTGCTTTGAATGATACATAGTTTGTGCCATTGTCTGTGTCTTCGTACAGCTTGATATTAGAACCCGCAGTAGAAGTACCTGCAACATCCACAGAGCCTGTGAAAGTAGCACCACCAGTATCACTCAATGTTGCACCAGTAGAGTTCTGAAGCAACTTACCTGTTGTGCTATCAAAGCGAGCAAAAGCATTGTCAGTAGAGGATGCAGGGCCAACCACATCACCTGAACCACTTACTGTTGTCCAAGTAGGTGTAGCACTAGAACCCCCAGAAGTCAATACTTGACCGCTTGTGCCGTAGTTAGCACCTGATAAGCCAATAGCACCAGTTGAGGCAATGCGAACTCGCTCAGTAGGGCTTGATGCACCATCAGCAGTAGTGCTGAATACCAAGCGACCTGGCATATCGTTAGTGCCTGGTGTTCCATCTACAGCCCCTTCTATACGAGCTGAAGAAATAAAGTTTGTACCATCAGAACCAGCAAAATTCATTAAACCTAAAGCGTCCCCTGACTGCACAATAGTTTGAGTTGTTCCAGTACCTCTAGATTTATTAAATAAAAAACTGTTTGATGCGGAATCGTTTAAATATCTGAATGTTCCCAATTGTCCGTTGTAAGTTGCAATTCTTGGTATAAGTCCATCTGAGGCTGTTAATACTGTTGTAGTTCCAGATATAACTCGACCATCAGCGTTAATAACAAATGGAGTTGAATCAGGATTTGTGTCATCCTCAACCAACAAAGCATTACCCGCACCTACTTGAGTAATACGCAAAGCATCTGATGACGAGTTTGCAGATATAACACCGCTTGTTGCTGTTAACGATGTAAACGCACCAGTATTGGCTGTGGTAGCACCAACAGTTCCGTTGATGTTGATAGAGGCAGTACCAGTAAGGTTAGTAACAGTACCGCTTGATGGAGTACCAAGCACACCACCATTAACCAGAGGTGCGCCAGAAGAGCCTACATTGACCGCTAGAGCCGTTGCTACTCCAGTACCTAAACCAGATACACCAGTAGAGATTGGAAGCCCTGTAGCGTTCGTTAAAGTTGCGCTAGTAGGTGTACCAAGGATAGGTGTAACAAGAGTAGGTGAAGTAGCAAATACCGCTGATCCTGTTCCTGTCTCATCTGTCAAAGCACCTAAAAGGTTGGCAGAACTAAATGAACCCAAAGATGTTGCGTTGCCAGTAGAGGTGATTGCACCAGTAAGGTTGGCATTGGTTGTGACATTACCCGCAGTCAAACCAGATGCAGTACCCGTGATGTTTGTGCCTACCAAAGCTGATGGAGTTCCTAAAGCAGGAGTAACCAAGGTTGGGCTATTGGCAAACACCAAAGCACCTGAACCTGTTTCATCTGTTACGGCAGAAGCCAAGTTAGCAGATGATGGGGTAGCCAAGAAAGTAGCTACGCCAGTGCCAAGACCACTCACGCCTGTTGAGATTGGCAGACCAGTTAGGTTAGTTGCCGTACCAGAAGCAGGAGTTCCCAAGGCGGGAGTCACCAAAGTAGGACTGTTTGACAGAACAACAGAGCCTGTGCCAGTAGAAGAAGTTACACCAGTACCACCATTTGCAACAGGCAAAGTGCCAGTAATATCAGAAGTGGAAAGGCTTACTGCATCCCATGTGGCATTAGTGCCATCAGTCTGAAGATACTTTTTATCATTACCACTTTGGCTAGGCAAAAGGTTATTCAAAGCAGCAGTAGCCGTAGAAGCACCTGTACCGCCATCAGCAACCGCTAGATCGGTAATACCAGTAATTGAACCACCAGTAATATTGGCAGAAGCATTGTCTGTTTTAGTGCCAACAGCAGTCTGAATATTGTTGAACTCTGTATCAATCTCAGCACCTTTAACAATCTTTAAAGGATTGCCAGGAGACAAATTGTCTTTTGACGCAAAGTTTGTGGTTTTGGTGTAATTTGACATGATTTACCTCTTATCCCATTTTGCCATCTTTGGCTTGAATTTCAATCTTTTGCAATGAAAAAGAAACACCTTTAATGGTTGTTTCATACCCTGTCTGGACAATCTTTCCTGCACCAGAAGCATTTGCTGTTAACGTCTTAATTGGCACACCACTTGTGTATTCAGCAATGTTGTATTCAGCAGTGCCGTATTCGTAACTGGTTTGTGATGGGATATAGACGTTCTCTGCTCGATAAGCACCAGAATAATCAAAGCCCCAATTGATAGTTAAGAACTGGTCAGAGCCACCAATAACAATTGCTGTAATGTTCTTCAGAATAGAAATCTGGTTAGGGTTTCCCAAGTCAGCATTGTTTGTGTAGTACGCAAATCGGTACGTTACTGTGTCATCAAGATAAGTTCCATACTTGCCGATATACCCATTTTTACCAATGTACAAGTCGCCATTACGCAAAGAACGCAAAGCAGTAGGAGCAATTGAGTCCCATTTGGTTACACGGGAAGCACCATCTTGCAATGTTTGCTTGGTATCAAAGCAATAAACTTGGAAAGATGCGGGTAAAACAAGCAGATAAAAGGCTTCTTTTTCTGAGTAAACAGACTTCAGATTAGCCAATGTTTCGCTTGCTAATGAAGATGCAAGGTCAAAACGAACATTCTTAGATAGGTCTCGCAAAGGAGCAGACTTTTCTTGAATAGTCCTCATCAATGAACGAACACCTGAGTCTGACAAGAAAACAACGTCAGTACCAATACTTTGTATGGTATCTCTTGCTACGCAACCAATAGAGCCTACTGTGTCGCTCAGAACAAGAGATGCGGGTGTAGAAGCACCAGAATAGACAAGAATCTGTCGTTTACCAAAGATAAACAGGAAATCATTATGAGCTGCCAAGCCCATTACCTCATCTGCACCATTAGGCCATACACGGGAAACATCCAATGAGCCTGAAGTGCCACCACCCCATACATGACCTGCAATCAGATCAGAGAAGGTAATAGTTGTTTTATCAGTAGCAGTATTAGCTACCCACAAACGACCAAATGCTGAGATGCAGATGTTGGCTTGTGGAGCAGTAGCTACATAACCAGATTTCTCAGATATTCTGCGATAAGTAGTTGTACTTATGGCGGGGTCATAAATCAGAGGATCGTGACCTGTTTGAAAGAAGTATGCAATCCCATTCAGGGAAGCAGTTTGCCAGTTAGATGCAGTGATAGTAGGAGCAGTACCCCCTCCACCATAGGTCAACTCAGTCACCGCATTAGCAGTACCAAGTTTGAATATCTTGTTGTTGCCAGCGAATAAAACTGTAAGAGTCCCGTCAGTCTGTACTAACTCATGGATAACGCCAACATCGTTAGCACCCAAAGCACCAGAGGAAGAGTTAACCCTTGACCAACCTTTTCTAGCACCAATACGACCATACTGATCCAAGATGCAGTTGGTTGCAACCAAAGCAAAGCCAGCCCCTAAATCAAGGGGAGAATCTTCAGTATTCAGGCCATAAAAGCCTGGCGCTGAGAGACTGTAACTTTGTAGTTGTCCTGCCATTAGACCGCCACAAAGTTGTCTTCAGGATAACGAGTGCTTTCCATCGCAATAGCGTCAGATAGCATTCCTTTAAACAGAGCATAAGCCTCAGTAGAGTTTGTTCCACCATCTTCGCCACGCTCAATCAAAGCACGAGCATAGGCACTTTGAGTAACCAAATAGTCCAAAACCTTGACTGAAGTGCCATCAGCAGACAGATTAGCTTGTGGGATTATTAGGTCAAACAACAATGTATACACGCCATTAGGGACGGGAAACAAGTCAACCTTTGTGTCGCCATTACCATCTACCCCGTTATAGCAAAACTCGCTAGGAATAGACTGTGAAGGTGTGCCAAAGTTGAGCTTGCGGTTCATATCCGCAACAGTGATGTTATCTAGGGTAATAACGCTAGTCGTATTGATAGCATCAGTAACACGAAACTTCTGACCCGCACCTGTCAAAGCATAAGAACTTACGCCAGATGTAGTGGTGATAGTGACTGTTTGCGCCAAGGCATTCCAAGTGTAGGAATCCTCAATCTGACGCTTGGCATCATTGACAAACTTGCCAATCAAAGAAGAATAGGTTGTTTCGCCAACAGTAGATACTGTGCTTTCACGCAAGCGCACTAACACATCGTTAACAAGTTCTAAGTAGGTCATGTTCGTTGTGCTCCCTGAACCTCAAATGTGGCAATAAAACTGAATGTACTTGCACTTTGAGTAGTAATTTGAATTCTATCGCCTTCTTCTAAAACGATATAAGCATTGCCATCAAACTGAAGGTATTGCTTTGAAGTCAAGTCGTAATTAGTAAGAATATCCAAGGTTGTGGCAGCACTTGCGTCATACCATTGAACAGTAATGTGCTTAGTCGAACCACCAGTATTGTGAATGTACATCACAGTAAACTTGGCGTAATAACCCGTAGGAACTGTATAAACAGTTGTCAGCGTTGCGGCTGTTGGGTTAACTCCGACAGATACTGGTCTCACTTCATATTCCTCTTAGAGATCGCTTTAGCTTTAGCCTTTGCGTCTTCCTTGGACGTTGCGCCCCAAGCTCTAAGAGAAAGTAAAAGTCGGGTAGGCTTTCCATCTTTCATCTCAGCGCCAGGCATATTGCCCATTCGTGCTAAAAAGGATGCCCTACGAGGGTTATCTCCCGACTTGACTG